TTTCTGCCTTAATTCTTTCAGCAACTGCTTCAGCTATTTCAAATTCAATTCTTTTCGGGCCGTAATCTTTTTGCATAGTGCTTGAAGTTTTAGCTAGGCTATCTGCTATTTCATCAGCCCTTTTGTGAAAAGCTGCGGCAACTTCTGGCTTAGTAAGATCTTGCCCTTCAAACTCAACATAAGCTGCGGAGTGTGCATCTGAAAGTGCGCCTATCTTAGCTCTAATTAACGCAGCAGCTTGATTAGCCTCTTCCCTACGAGCAGCGTTTTCAGCGTTGTTGTTCGCTATATCTATCTGAGTATTTAGTTTTGCGTACAAAGATGTCTTGTCAAATGCCATTTTAGCATTAAACTTTTCCAAATCTTTCTTGTTTTTGAATACAGTTTTAGTCCAGTCATACTTTTGATTTATACTTATTTTTTCTAATTCTCTGCCCCACTGCCTCTCATCTTTTTCATCATCAAAAGCTTTGGTTAGACCGAGCATTCTAAGTTTATCTTTTCTAGCTTTCCGAGTTTTATCACTTTCAGCTTTTTCACCAAGAGCGGTCTTAGCAGCATTAGCAGCATTAGTAATTAGATCGGGACTTTGTCCAGTAGCCAAAGCAAGACCAAAGCTAATGGCAAAGTCATTCATGTCAAACTTATCTGCATCGTCTTCTGGAAAATATTTTTCGTATAGTGCAATGTTTTTCTTTACACGTTCTTCCATAGTAAGTTTTTTCTTTGGGTCTTTCTCACCCATAACTTCTAAAATACTATCGTTCTTTTCCTCTTCAGAAACATCCGAGTTTAAAATAGAACCAACTTCTCCCACAAACATTTTATCTAGTTTTTCCCCCATAACTTCTGCGTCAACTAACTTGTCAAGTTTTTTGACTTTAACCTCGGGGCTTTCTTTCCGTTTTGGCTTTGATGTTGGCACTGGCATTCCGTCTTCGTCGTCACCTGCATCTTTTTTGTCTGGGTTAATCTCGAAGTCAAGGATTTCATCTCTAATCTCAACACCGCCTTGATCACCAAGACCAATATCTACATCAAGATTCGGATCTCTTTTCTCTCCCATAAATTGTTCATCACGCCTTCCACCAAGAATCTCACTAGCAAGTAACCTTTCGGTGGGTGAATCTTCCTCAGATATTACTCTAGGTAGTTCAAAGTCAGGTACTCTACCCGGCAGAACTCCGCTTTGTATTGCCCTTCTTTCTTTAAGTATGTCTCCTGCTTTAGGAACCGCTGTTAAAATACCTGAAACAGTCTTATCAAGCATTGGTCTTGCAAAACCAGACCTTGGGAGCATCTTGGCGTACTTTGACAATAAATCTCCTGTGCCAGAAAATAAATCAGGTATTAGACCTCTGTTAAGTTCTTCCCGAAACTTACGTTCATTAGCATCACGACTACCTGTCTTAATTCCTCCGTTAGCCATACGCACTGGCTGACGGTTGGCTACGGTGTTAGCAAGCTGCGGCGAAGATGCGAGGATCCCGGTTGGTCGTCGTGACGCACCGGGCTGACGGAACATTCTGCGATTTAATGGGTTCATGTTTATCCAGCCCCAAAATTAAATAATTGATTAAACCCGCCAGCTTTTCCAGCAGCACCGAGACCCGCGATCCCAAGACCCGCAATCTGTGAGAACAGGCTAGGATTAGGAGTAGCTGTCTGACTTGTTGTCTGTTGCAACGAAGGAACACCACGGAACAGATCAGATAAGAAACCTATCTCCTGAAAAGGAGCATTCTGCTGACCCATTAGGTTAGCACGTTCTAGGTCCAACGCCGCCTGACCTTTGAAACCAGAACCATCTCCGAACTGCTGTGTAAGTCCGCCAATACCAAGCAGGCTATTCACATCCTGCACACCCATTGCTTGAGCCTGACCACCTAAATTTCCGTACATCCCGGCCTGCTGCGCCTGCAACTGCGCTGCATTTTGTGCCGCTTGCTGTGCTTGTTGAAACCCTTGCTGCCTGAGATTAGCTGCTGCTCGAGACTGTTCCTGTATGTTAGCCTCACCAAGCGCTGCCTGACCAACTCCGAATCGCGACCCGCCAAAAGCTCCAGCTTGCACTGCTTGAGAACTAAGTTGATTTTGCTGTTCCTGTCCAGCCTTTCTAATATCAGCTAGTGTCTGTTGAACAACTTGATCCTCGTAAGGATTCATAAACTGTGTAGCCGCGCCGGGTTGTGCAAAGGCCCCAGCTTGCGTCATTGCTGCTTGAGCGCCCTGCATAAATGGCTTGTAGGCACCCACACCCTGTCCAGCCAATTGAATAGCTCGTCTCTGCTCTGGCGATAGACCAGCCATTTTCTGATCTATATACCCCATATCGCCTTTTAAAGCGGTGGCTTGAGCAAAGATATCCTTTAGGAAGTCTTCCTGAAACGGAGCTAACCGTTGGGTAACTGTTTGTTCTTGTACTGCCATTACGCTGTGGCCTCCAACTCCGCCATCATATCATATAAACGTGCGGCTCCGATATCTCTATCTCCACCACCTGCACCACGAACAGACTTTGCTGTTAAAACAAACTCTCCATCTGACAGCCTAGCAGGAACGGAATCAGATGTCCCTGTCCCCGGTCCGCTGACCTCACCCGTTATCGGGGTATCATAACTCATTTTATCGTGTCCGTACATAGCCCCGCCATCCGCTGCTAAAACAGGCTCTCTTTCGTTGTATTCTTGGCGATCTGCGGCCTTTCTGGCCTTGTATTCCTCACGCTCTTCCGGGTCATCAAGATCGTACCGAACGCCTCGATACTCTACATCCCACGCTTCACCGGGTCTACCGTAGTCAGGGTTGCGTGTTTCTTCCTCTTCTGGGCTTGACAAAGCTCCGAGGGCCAAGGACCCAAGACCAAGAGATGTCATCGGATTTTCTTTAACAAAGTCCATTACTCCACCGAACATACTGCTACCTCCACCCGAGGTGCTTCCAGTAGTCATTCCCTCTGACAGAAAATTCTCAGGACCAGCCAGTGTAGTAGGAACTCTGGCACTACCCGAATACAAACTACTCTGCAAGGCATTGGGGCCAAACATACCTGTGTTAGCCTGTGCTCCAGAACTCATCATACTTGATGGGACAAAGGAGGTTACACCATAGGCCAGTGCAGCATTGGTAAGTGCGTCGTTAACTGACTTGCCGCCAGCTAAACTACCAATACCGGAACCTATGGACGCACCCAAGGGTCCGCCAAAGTAAAAACCAGCAGCCGTACCGATAACAGGCAGTACATCTTTTGCACTGCCTAGTCCTAATGCTTTTCCAAGATCACCAAATATTGCCATTATGCTACCTTTACAGTACCGGAATCATTATACAGCGTCCCCGTCTCAAGTCCAGTGGCGCTTGTGGGCAAGTCTGTTATTGTTATAGTCGATGCCCGTATATCACCCGGGTTACGTTCCTGCTCAATAAATATCTCCAGTGCTCGAACAAGGTCAGACATATAGCCAACACTATACTCTTGCGGAGCTTCCGGCAGTCTTGGTGGTGGCGTTTGATTGCTAGACACTAGCGCCTCCCATCCTGACGTAAGTCAACTCTAGGACTGCCAAGCCGCCACTTAGCACCAAGTGCAGTTGACTCGACTCTCAATGCAAAAGATCGACCACGAGCACGGACAAACAACTGTTTTGTGTACTCTTCAACGGGGCTAGTCTGTGTTCTCGTTGTTGTGGATGCCGCTGTATTACCAAAATCCTCACCCGGAAAGTCTCTTGACTTAATTGTAAACGTGGCTTGCGGGGTAGATATAGCAGTAGAACCAGAGAAACTTAGATCCGGTATAACCCTTCTGACATAAGTAAAATGGTCCCCATCTCCTATGTCCATCACGGCTGACTCAATGTACGATGTCATTGCATTGCCATCGTCGTCATGCCCAAACTCTTGGTTGTATACATATCCGCCCTCCGTAGCCAAAGGAAAGGGCCGAGTACCGCGATCCAACCACGCACTTCTTGCTAACGTACCGAAGTACCACAGCTTTTCTAGGTAGTTGTACACCACATAGCGGTCATTCTCTGTTGATCCAGATGCCGGGTAAAACCAGAACACCTCACTGAACTCAGAGTTTACCCCACCGTATATCTTGTCACTCTGTTCCAAATTGATATCATTGAATACTTTGTCCTTGACAGTGCATGGTAGCTGCGCTGTCTGACCAGCATAGACGTAAAAGTTATCGTCACCCATCCAGAACACAAAGTCTTCCGTGGCAACAGCGGCGTTTGGTCCGGCGATAGTTATGTTGGATGCAAGCTGCTGTAGACCAAAGGTAAAGGGAGGCCCGATAAATCTCATGGAGGTTAGTGCAGTGTCAGTCCATATCAGAATTTCACGCTTTGTTTCAATGGCTTTTACAAAGGTAGAACCAGAACCAAGCCGCAAGTCTCCTGCGGTGTTGGTTGTTACAGGATACCAGTCAATTGGGTTTTCCTGACTAGAGAAACGTATTAACAACGGATCTTGAACCCCGTCCCCTTGTGCGTCACTCGCACCACCAAGACCATCACAACCAAAGGCAAGAACGTGACGATCTCTGTCCGACACCATGATCTGCTTACAAATGGTGGGTACGCTTCTCTTTGTGCCTGATCGGGTGGATAGTTCTACTGCTCTGGCTCCCGTACCAGTAGATTTGTCCCAGTAAAACACACCGGAGTCACGAGGATTTATGAGGAGATCTTCCCCAAAATTGTCGTGTGACCACAGACGTATCTGTGTTGTAGTTGTCAGACCACCAGAAGCTGCAACACCCCAACCGGAGAAGTCGTCGGCTGGATCAGCGTTACCTTTAGCTAGGATGACTAGACTTCCATCCACATGACTAGCCGCAGTTGTACCAGAGTGCCCACGGGTACAGCCCGTTAGATCATTGCCCGAGATACCACCAACAAGAATTAACTCATTGTCAATCATTACAATGTCAGTAGCCACGATGCCTGTGGTGCTGGTTACGGTAATTGTGGTGTCACTATTTGAAAGAGTGCCGCCCTCGTTGACCGTTGTCTGTAGCGGTGCTGAAGTTCTGCCGCCGTACAAACCTGCGCCCCAACCTGTACCACCCACTGTGGTGTTAAGACCTACGTTAATCTGGTAGTTACCTACCGTGCTGCCGCCGCCGTTACCTGTGTCAGAGCCGTTGGATGTTACTGCAACTCCGAGAAGATCTTTGGCTGTAATTTCATAGGTACTACCGGAAAGAACCTGATCAATACTGTATTCCTGATTTAACACGGTGGCAGTTATGTTTCCGCCAAGACTTGCGGCGCTGGAAAAAGTAACAAAGTCCCCGGTTACCGCACCGTGGTTAACGTGGGTTACTGTAATCGTGCTAGAAAACGGTGCTGATGTTGTTGCGGCAAAGGTAATAACACCTGCACTTGTAGGAGAACCAGTGCGAAGAGGAGTTATATCGTTGAATGTGCCACCCTCTTCTATGTAATATTTTAAGTTCGTACCCAACCCAAGATAGTTAGATCCGTCAAGAGCAATCCAGTTATGTAAGGCACGACAAGTACCTAGAAAAGTTGAACTAGCGTACTTTGCCCAGCCACCTATTTTTTCGGGGTAGCCTAGACGAAAGCGCACCTTGTCACCGTCTCTCCACCCACCTTCATTGGAGTACGCTGTAAGATCCTGTACAAGCCCGGGTCTGAATTGTAGCTTTGTTAGCGGCATTATGTTTTTCTCCCGCCATAAAAATCAGATATATCTATCGCGCCAGATGTCGGGATGCCTGAGTTAACAGCTTGGTCAATGTTTCTGCTGCTGTAGGAACTTCCCCCAATATATATGTAATGCCCAGCCCAGCCACTTGAAGGAAATGAAGTGACAACACCAATTGTATTTCCTGAAGAGGCGGAAAAGGTTCCAGTTGTGCTTGTGGAGCCAATTCCAGAAGGAGTTAAGCTTGCGGTAAAAACTGTACTACCTTGTACCGTGATCGTAACAGGAGCGGTCAAACCGTATGAATACCAGTAAAAGTAAACACTATATGTACCAGTTTTATTAACGGTGAATGTTCTGTTTACTGAACCAGTTCTACCATTATCAGCCCACATTTGATGAGTATATATACCTGATGGAGTTGAAGTATTTATCGCTGGATTATAACCACCAAATTGAGCAGTTCTTTCATTAGTAGAATTAGAGCCAGCAAGACTAGCCGCAGTAACAAGCTCTGGAACGGTGGATGGGACGTATCCGTTACCACCACTCTTGTAATACTCGCTCATAGAAATAGGGTGTGAGCCAGTAAACTCTGTCTGAAGATCAGAAAGTGACAGTGTTCCAGAAGATGGCAGCGTCATTAGATCGATCCATATGCGGTTACATCGTCAACAGAAGTTATTGCGCCGTTGGAAGCTATTTTAGCCACTGCCGAGCCACCGTAGGAAAATACTAGATTGTTGTTTCCATCAACAGAAATTGTCCAACCGCTACCACCAGTCAGACTTAATGTGCTCCCAAAGCTAGAACCTGCACTAACAAACGAAAGCTGCCCAGAGCCATCTGTCTTCAATAGCTGCCCTGCGGTCCCATCCGCCTGTGGATAAGACAATCCGTCAAGTATAACAGAACCTGTACCATGCGGAGTAATCGCAATATCTCTATTACTTGCTGTGGTTACAATGCTGTGCGTAACAACATCAAGGTTGCCGCCAAGCTCGGGACTCGTGTCATTAACCAGATCGGTAGTTGGTGTTAGGCTTTTGAAAACACCGGAACCGCCACCACCGTCACCTGTCACAGCGGCTGATGCACCTGCTGCGATTTCTACGCCGTTGGATGCAGAGTAGGTTACACCTTTGTATATAATACGACAGGCAGCGTTTGTGTCGTTTCTGATAGTATAAAATTTTTCCTGATCTGTTGGAGTAACTCTTAGCTCAAAGGTAGAACCCGGAGATCCGCTAAGAACAAGAACGGTGTTCGCGCCGTCACTAGTAGATCCATCGTTGGTAGTCAGATCTTGACTACCTGAAATAGTTATCTGCGCCTGACCGTGAAGCGCCTGATCAATTATGTCGAAGTTGGTATTAGTCGTTGTTCCCCAAGTTCCTGCCTGTTCGCCGGAACCGGGTTTTTGAATACCAGTGTTTGAAGTATATGTACTGGGCATTTACACCACCTTATTTGTCCACGTTTCTATTGTACCACCCGCGTTAATTTCTGTCCATGTCCCACCACTTGGGACAACTTGCACCCAGTTTTCTGACGGGGTGTCTGCATCTATACGCTCCCAATAGAACCTACCTTGGGCTGACACAACAAACACTGCATTAATTTGCAGTTCGTCCATGAGGATAACTTTGGTTCCAAGAGAAGACTGTATAAAGACAGACTGAATATCCAAAGGACGAGAGTTTATTATAAACGTAGGCGTGACAGACTGAATAAACTCTGCCGTCATTTCTTGCGAGGCGGAGTATAACACACTAGCCCCGGATGTCTGCTCAAAGTTAGCACTCTGCTCAGAGGCTGCACTTAGGGTCATAACGGAGCTTGTGCTTTGTATAAAGGCAGCGTCTTGTTCGGATATTGCTGAAGCCACAAACGTGCCATTCGTTGTTTGCACAGTGCTAAAATCCATCTCCGCGATAACTGTTCCAAAGCGGGTAAGCTCTGTGCTTTGCAGGAACAAAGCAGAAGCCTCAAAGATACCTGCAAGAACACCTACGCCAATTGTAGCTTTAACACCAATTGCTTCCATATCTGCGGAGCCGTTTGCTACAAACATAGATGCGCCGTCTACAGTGAAGTTGGCATCAGCAGTTGCAGAACCAAAGGCTAAAATACCTTGGTCCGCGATAGCCCTTTCGGATAATGCCAACTCACCGAACATCAGTCAGCGTCCTCTATTGTTAGAGTGCCAGCCTCTACTTGGCGCATGATTTCTATATAGTGTCGATTGTCTTCATCAATTGGGACAAACATTTCAACACCATCGATAGTGGCTTTAATGTTTTCTAATTTGTTTGTTTCTGTATTATTATGATTTTGTGCTGATGTAATGTTCATTTTATAGCTCCGCATCGCCTACAATTGCAGTATAAGAAGCGAAAGCTGATTCACTATCAACATAAGGAACAACCTTGTCGGCTGAAGTATATTGAACACCTCTAGCAGAACCCGGAGTACCACTCCAAGTTACTGTTACTGAAGGGGTTGCCCTCATCCTAACAGGGAAAACCTCAATTCCTCGTCTGTAACTATCGGTATCATCAATATTAAAAACCCATGTTTGCGATGATCGGCTAAAATAATACCTCTGACACTTGGCTAACGTAGTTGCAAAGTCCTCATGCTCAAATGGCGTGGCTACATCCCCAACTTCCATTTGTACGCCAGTAAGATAAAAATTATTACTTGTGCTATCAAAGAAATTTACTTGTCCAGCGAACCTAGTTGCATCTGTAGCATTTGCCCAAGTGGTTTGTAGTGTATTACTTGTAAAGTCTGAACCTGCCATCAGGCACCACTGAACATAAAGAGTGGCTTGATTGTCATTATCAATTGTTGCAGATGTATCACCCGAAAATGTTATTTCTTTCTTTTCCCAAGTATCGGCTTGGCTAATGGTGTACGAATGGCTTTGATTTCTGGATTGAGTATCATTATGATAAATTTCAAGAATATACGTCCCTGTTTTCGTTGAACGAACCCAAAAAGATATAGTCAAACTTTTTGCACTAGATGTTCCATACGCTAGTTGCTGTAGATTTTGTCCCTCAATAACTTGACGCATTATTGCTATATCACCAGACGCAACAGATGTGTCTGCTGTTGTACAATCTATCAACATACTGTTTCCAAATCCCTGTCCAGCAGGAACCACTGTAGATTGTTGTAAATTTGCTGCCGCTGCGGTGTTGTGATATATGTTCCAACGGTCAACAAAATATACTTGTGTACTTCCTGCTGTTACTTGATTGCCGCGTTGATTAACAGTCATCGCACCATTGATAATCAGGTTTTTATTTGCCTGAAATGCCCCATCAGCAATATCAGCAGTAGTTATCTGCGTTCCAGTACCAAGTAGGTTTGCTAAATTACGGGCGTTGCTCATTTTTTACTCCGGCTTAGTAGGCCACTTAACATCATCAAGGCTGGTGGCGCTCTTGGTAATATCACGCAGTTCTTGACGGTATGCTTTACGCTCATCGCTCATTGTAAGGTCACTTGATGCCCACCAGTCTGTAACTGCAAGACGACTGTCGCGCTCTGCTCGTAACAGCTTCATAGGCTCCGCTGCCTTTAGCTCGTCAGCCTTTGCTTTGACCGCTGACCAAGTTGTACCCCAGTCATCAGGGTCACTGCTTTCGATAGCCGAGCCATTGGAGTCAGCGCCCGTAACTTTACGGAACATTTCGCCAAATTCAGCCTCTGTTGTTGGCTCACCTCTAAGCACCCATTCGGTGATGCCTAGTTCTGTGAGTGCTTCTGCTATACTCATTTTCTTCTCCTATCCTATTCTTACACCAGAAATGTGGGGGTATCCCATAGTGGTTGTGCTGTCATCATAAAAAGTCATGTTACCGCCGCTATCCTGATAAACAACAAGATAAATATAATCTGTAGCACTAAATGTATTCATAAAGGTCCATGTTTGATGCTGGTATGCAGAACAATTACCTGTTTCAAAATAGCCAATATAATTAGATGAAGCGTCTGTTTTTATCCACGCCCCAATTCTAGCAGCAGTAACTCCATTCACCTTAAATCCGTATGTGATTAAATATGTACCCGCTGTTGTGGAACTAAATTGTATTCTTTTGTTTGTGGTATCACAAAAGTTGTGGGTATCTGATGTAGCTGTGTCAAAAGTAGTGATAACCGTAGTCGTATTGTTTGCTATTGTTTGACCAACAGATGACCTAAAGTTAAAGTGCGGCAGTTTAGGGAACGCATACCCACCAGTATCAATCGTCATAGCCGTATTCCCGTTAGTCGGGTCTTGGATTTCGGAGACTTTCAAGATGCTTGTCATTGTGCAATCTCCATTATAACGATTGATGAACGACAACCTGACTCCGCGTTCAGTGACGCTGCGTTAGTGTCTGAAGCAACCTTTCTCATTTGAAACTTGTAAGTAACTGCTGATGTAGTCGATGGCTGGTCAACAATTGAATATCCCAATTCTGAATTAATATAGACACCACTGGTGCCATAGTCGTATGTTCTCAAAACCTTCCCAGCAATGACGGTTGAATCTCGTAACAACTGAGTGCTTGCATGAACATCAGCGGCGGTTCGCTGTGCAGCAAAAGCAAGAGACGCACTTATAAATATAAGCGAGTTCGTGGCTTTAGGAGTTATATTTAAAGTCATGTTCGTCATATCAACAAAACTTGAACTTGTTGACGTTTGCGATGTTGTGCTACTTGTATGAACACACTGGATAACATGCCCCGGAATCCGCACAAGGTGACCGCTGGTCTTCTCAACAATGTCATCAACAAAGAGCTTACTCATTGTGCAATCTCCGTAAGAGTCAGTGTTGAAGTAGACGTTACAACATTGCTATAGCTAAACAAAAAATCTCCCCCGTCCTTAAACATTTGTACTTTGTAAGTAGTAGCACTAGTTGTTGAGGGACTATCAAGAAATTCAAACGAACCAGTTAGCATTCCATAACCACCGTTAGTAGAGCCTGCCCAAAGATTCATCTGATATACGTTTGTACTACCTCTGAGAAGCCTTAAAACAGCGTCTTCAGTATTTCGATAAACAATTGGCGCATGAAGTGTAGCTAAGATTTTACTACTAGAAAATTTAGGAGTTATTGTTGCTGCTAAATTAGTGTCTACATATGTGCCAGTAGAGCCAAGAGAAGTATAAGTAGTGCTTATTCCTTGCACAATCTGAACCATATGCCCCGGAATCTGCACGCCGTTGCCGCTGGTAGCTTCATTAATCTGGTCTACATTTATTATCGAAGCCATCTATGCCTCACAGTATTGTTAAGTTGCCGTTAACCGTAATCGTGGTTGACGAACCTATCGTTAGAGGACCAATCGCCAAAGCATTCTTGGTTGACCCTATTGTTGTATCCTCTGTAACGCTCTGACCGTTTGTACGGAACACAGCCGTATCAACCGTTGTGTTTGTTGTCTGGAACTGCGGCGCTGTTATCTCCCCAGCAAATGTACCCCCAGAAGCCTTGCTTACTGTATCAGTTACGGTGAACGCACGAAAGGCTCTAATAACTAGCTCATCGTTTAAGGCCGCGCCCGTTCCTAGCGTTATTGTGTCTCCGCTACTAGCCGTGAAATCAGAGCTATCCAGATGCACACCGTTCAGATAAACGTCTACATCATTCCCACTAAACGCCAGTATAGCACCGTTAGCATCTGCACCAGTAAACGCAGTCTGGCTTGCTGTAGCCACATACTTGAATAGCTGCATGGCGTAACTGGTTGGCTGATCCACGGCGCGACCAAAGTAGCGCACAGTAATAACGTCACCGTTGGCAGGGGCAGAAGAGAATGTAAGAGTGTTTGCCTGCGCTGTATAAGCTGCGCTGACCCCCGGTTCCTGAACCACGTTTCCTATGGTCACAACAATAGCCTCACCGCTCACAACGGATTGAGCCAGAGTGAAGGCAGTGGCGCTCCCTGTTCCAGTAAACTTCTGGAATGTTATGTCACCTACGTTTGGGTCTATGCCTATATATGCCATTTTATGGACCTATCTCCACTAAAATAAGTGCGTTCATATTGTCAGCCCCACCTGAACCGTTCCAACCATAATTCCAATTTCCATTGTTGTGGGTTGTGTATTGAACTTTGTATGTTATCGCAGAGGTTGTAGCTGGCTCATCAATAAAAGCAGCATTTAGGCTTGTCCATTCACTGGCAGCTTTATATTCTACACATTGTCCGTAAGGATTAGACCCAGTTGGGACAGCGTAAGAACCGCCCCCAATGCTACGCACTGTTTTACTATAATGATAAGTGGCTACGTCAGCGTTCATTCCTATCTGAGTAAAAATCAAAATTTTACTTGATGAAGAGCTAGGTGTTATAGAAGCCGTAAGTCCCGTGTCAATATAAGTTCCAGCCGTTACAGAGCTAGATATTCTGGCAGTAAGAGCGGCACGAACCATTTGAAGCGTCTTGCCGCCACCAGCGCCAGTGACGGTTCCTGTGAACGCAAAGTTGTCAGCTAAATTGACAGACTCTGATTGTACTAAAGATATAGGCATCTAATTTAACTTCCTATAACATTTGCATCATCCCGCGACTTGCGGTTTTGGTAATCTGAGCGAGTCGTTACAAGCGCAACAAAGTCTGCCTGATTGCTTGGGATGCTGTCAGTGAAGCTGTCATCATTCATAAGTTTGTTTGTCCACTCCTGTTGCATACGTTTCCAACAGTTATTTATTTTTCCATCAACTGCTGACTGTATCCACTCATCAAGACCAGCATTATCGCTGTCGCTGTACAAGTCATTAGCTAATATCTTTTGCTGTACATCAGTCAGTGTGATTGTTTTCGTATGATTTGCCATTTTAAGTTCCTTAACTCAGTAAAATGCCCGAAAAAAATGAGTACCGTAAATCACCACCAACAATTGTCGCATGGTTATCTGTACCCGAATATTGCTGATATTTAACAGTAGCAGTATCATTTGCATCCATATCCGCTATCGCCGTTAAAGAGAAAAAATTATATGCTGGGTCGCTTGACCATTTTGGAGCCATAATTGATAAGTAGTTTCTATTACTGGTTATCATAGCAAAATAATAATAAGTAGCACCAATGTCTATGGAATCAATCCTAGCCGACCAACGCAACAGGTAGTCTCCAGTAACAGGAGCCGTAAATGTGTTTGATGCAAAGTTATTACCTCTATCAATAGTTTCAGTATCAAAAGGGATTTGAGTTAGAACAGAGGTAGAGTTAGACATTGTGTGATGAGCCGAAGGCCCAACTAAAAATTTTGGTTGGCTTCCCATTGTAACACGATTGCTGCTATCAATATTTATGGCTGTCCCACTTGTGCTTGCGCTCGTAATCCCCGCAGCGCCAGCGCCCGTCCCTGTGACGGATAAATTTCCGCCAATTGTTACATTACCAGAAAAAGCGCCAGTGGTGGCGGCAAGGGCGGCATTAGCATCATGCTCTAGTCTTGTTGTTGGCTCTGCAAGTCCTCGGTAGACAACGTACACATTGTTTGTCCCAGAGGCTGGGGCTGCATCAAATGTTAGTGTGGTTCCTGTGGCAGTGTAGGACTTCCCAGAACCCGGCTCTTGAGCCACGTTATTCACAAACACGTTCAGGTCTTCAGCCACATTAACCGGGCGGTTTAATGTAAAGGCCGTAGTAGAACCGTTCCCACTAAAATATTGGCTAGTTGGAGTTGCTAGTTTCTGTGATGGTGGTGGCCCAAGATATGCCATTAATCTGCATCCTCTATTGTAAGCGTACCTGCCGCTATTTGGCGCATGATTTCTGCATAGTGGCGGTTTGCGGGGTCAGCAGGAATGTGTAAATCAACACCATCAACGGTTGCTTTAACACCTTCTAATTGATTAGCGGGTGCGGGAGGCATTTTATTATAATACTTTGGATTTTCAAAAATCATTTATAGCTCCGCATCTAATTGTAACTTTGTAAAGTAGGCATAAGCAGCCGAAGAAGTTACATCACCACCTAGATTTACTTCTTGAACTTTGTTATTACCTTCTAGTAAAGGATAGCTACTACCAAAAGCACCATTTGTGGTAGCCGCAATAGTTCCAGTAGCACTAGTCCTCATCTGCACAGGAAGCGTTACACTTGCCCTTCTATAATCATTAGTGCCTGTAATAACACTGCACCACATATAATTGTTAGCACTTAGTAAAAAGTCAGTAAAATACCTCTGACACTTAGCCAACGTAGTTCCGTAATTTTCATGCTCAAAAGGTGTGGCTGTCTCGCCTACCTCAAGCTGTACACCTGTGATATAAAATTCATTGCTTGTGCTGTCTACTACATTAACTTGACCAGCCGCACGATTAGCCGCTGTGTTTTGCCAAGTATTTGATGCTAGTGTGCCACCAGAATATGTTGAGCCAGCCATTAGCCACCAAGCAACACCAAACCCATGAGTGTTGTCGTTTGTTATAGCCGTTGTTTGATAACCGCTAAAAGTTAAAGTAACTTTTTGCCAAGTATTTGCTGATGCTATTGTGTACGCTTGTGAGTTAAAATAAGCAGCATCTTGGTGGTTTAACTCTACAATATGAGTCCCTGTTTTAGGGGACCTAACCCAAAACTGAAGGGTTATACTTTCTGCGCCTGATGTTCCATATTTAAGGTGCTGTAAATCTTGGCCTTCAAAATTATATACCAAAATCTGGTATTCTCCTGCGGCTATTGAAGTGTCGGCAGTCGTTACATCTAGCTTTGAGGAATAAGAAAACCCCTGTCCAGATGGCACTGTTGTTGACTGGCTATAGGTAAATATTTGTGCGCCGTCACCAGCAAGTTTAAAACGGTCAACTCCAAAAGCGGTGCGAATACCAGTCTGAGTTCCGCGTTGATTAACAGTCATCGCCCCGTTGATAATCAGATTCCTGTTAGTTAAAACTTGGTCAGCCACCTTCGGTACAGTGACTGCCTCGCTTGCAATCTGGTTAGTGCCAATAGTGCTAAGTGCCATTAGGTGATCTCCAGCACACTCAGGACTGCGTCACAGCAGTTAGCCTGTGACCCATAAACCTTTAATACGTCAGTGGCATTCATAACAATTTTTTGAGGCCCACCAACCGCCACCAGAGATGATCCAACAGGCACAATTGCATCTTTAACTACATGAGTAATGGTGCTTCCACCATCCAGTAGCTCGACTGTAACCGTAATTGAGACTGTCAATATGTTAGCGATGTTAAGGCCAATGATTGTCGTCTCTGTAGAACTTGGACAAGTGTACAAGGTAGCTTTAGACGATGACGTATCAATGTTTTGCGCCGTGAATGTTTTAAATGCGTTTGCCATTTCCCTATCCTAACGCTATCGCAAATGCCAGCGAGTTATCTGTGAAGTTAACAGGACTGCCAGTTGCATCATTAAATATCATCTTTTCTGCTGGCAACGTACAAAATATTGTTCTAGTACCAGACGACCAATTAACGGCATTATCTGAATTGCTGGACTGTAATATAGTGGTACGAGCAAGAGTCGTCCCAGATAAAGTAAAAGTACCAATACCTGTCTCAAAGTCAGTGCCGTCAGTACAAGTGTAATAGGTTGTATTACCGTCACCCACTTGGCTAAAAGCTTCAAAACCAGTCAAAGCACCAGCTAACGTATATGTGCCAGTGCCTGTGGTCGTGGTCGTCTCTTTGACGCGATCTTTAAGTACAAGGGGCATTACTTCAACTCTATTGACAGGTTCCCTGCGTTAATACGGAATATATCTCCAACCGCTATTGTCTTACTTGCGTCCAATGCTCCAATAAACAGCTTGTTGGAACCGTCGAAAGTCAGCAGCACATTGTCTGAGATTGACACAGCAGTATCCAGAACAATGCTGGTCTGGCTATTTACTGTAGCTACTCGCACGACACCACTGATTCCGGTCCCGGTAACAACATCGCCTACAACGATTGTTCCGTTATTTGCATCAACAGTCACATTAGCTGATGAACTAACTGCGCCATTGACTGTTGCTGTGGCAATGTTCTTGTCTGCAACAAAAGCGTGGGTAACGGTGTAAGTAGAGGCCGTTCCAGCGGCTGCTGCAAACTCAACATTGTTGTCGTTTATCACTCGCTGAGTGTCACAAACAACAACGTCTGATACGCTATGCGCGGCGGCAGTTGTGCTAGATGTTCCTCGTGTGCCACCTGTGAGAGTGTTTGTGCCGTCAAAACTTAGTGCCACATTATCACTAATTGAAACTGCGGAACTCAAAACAATGTTGTTTTGGTTTGTGACAGTAGCCACTCTGACTGTGCCAGATATGCCTGTTCCAGTAACAACCATACCAACAGTGATAGTGCCGCTGTTTCCATCAACCGCTACGTTAGCTGATGAACTAACCGCACCGTTTGCATTTGCCGTGGCTGTGCTATCTTTACCAGTGTAGGTAATAATTTCATCATTAATAACAACAGCGCCAGATGACGGGAACGCTTCTGCGTCTGTTAGTATCACTTCCGTTGCACTGTTTGTCAGAGCAACTGCTACGGTTGTTGTTGACTGTTTCCAGTCTGCTGCGGTGACTTGCTGTCTTGTATAGTTAGCATCGTCTGTGTCTACTTGTACTTCTGTTACATTTCCAGCCTCCGCGTTTGACACGGCGGTTGCTAGGCCAACGTATATATCGTTGTTTGGCGTAGCAAAAGAGAGTGAGTTGTTCTTAAATATGAAGTCAAGAACCCTTCTCTCTAGGTAATTGGTTGCTGCGTTTGATGTTGCCATCGTTCTTACTCCTGTTTAAGTGCGTGGCCTATCAGGTAGACCTCTCCTGTAGGCATCACTATTCTCTCTAGCTTCAGCCAAATCCTTTAGTCGTTGTATTTCCTGCATGAACCTTTGTTCATACAGTTGCATCATGTCCTGTTCACCCTTCATGTAAGTATACGCTTCTACAAGAGAGCCGTAAAGAAGGGCATTAGGAGCATTAGTACTGAGCCAAGTATTACCTGAACCCGCCCCAGCCGTAATACTGGCTGGCCTGTAGTAATAATGAAGCTCTACTGTATATGCCTGATCCGGTGTGGGACCCACAATAAAATTATCTACGTCAAAAATACCATAGTATTTTGGGACAGCATTGCTGCCATAGTCTATTGAATACCGTTGAACAAAGTTTACATCTTTAAAGTCTAAAAACGCTTTATAATTAGCTGTTGTGATTTGAAAAGAAAAAGGTGCTAAATAATCGGTAGGCACATTTAGATAAGGATCACTAGCCGTAAGTTGTGATGTAGCATTCTTTCTGAATAGCTCCAAATCAACCAGCGTAGAGATACGATCTTCCGCGCCACGAATAAACACAGGCAGATTAGTTACAAAAGAAGTTTCCTCATTCTCTGTAAAATTCTTTATCGCGTCTTGTAGCTCTGTGTATGTAAATGACATGTCACTTGCTCACTATACTATTGTTATATTGCCGACCATAGCGCTATGGTTAGTGCACTGGTAAACCAAAGATGTATCGCTTGGTTCATGCGGGACAATAAACTGCGTTAACCCGGTGGTAGAATTGTAGTTGTCTGTCACCCCTGTTGTAAAAGCAGACCCGCCGTTAGATGTCCTGATTTGCAAAGGATGGCTTGATACATTAGCTGTATTGTCAATCAAATATGTGTGACCCTTGTAGAAGGTAAAGTTCGGGTTGTTACCTGAAGTTGCCCCGGGACCAGTAAATGTATATGCGCTAGAGCCATTAACGCCAGCGGTGTATTTGGTTACAGGACCGCTTGCCTCATCATTCAAGCGCAGCCAATTACCGCCGTGGGCAAAATACATCCCTCCGAGCGCATGAACATGAGCAATGGCTCCATGATATGTTGATGCACTGGGTAGATCACTAAAAGCTGCATAGTAGAAAACAATCTTGTTAGCGCCTTGACTTACGTCAAGAACACCGTTTGTGTCGATAATATCTGTAAGCGTAGTTCCGTTACCTAACGCATTGTAGATCTCATCGAAGTTGTCGTTTATTTTATCTGCGCCTGCACGAAGGGTATCACCCGTTCCGTCATTCGCTGATGATCCAATTCCTACTGCCTGTTTTGCCATTTAAGCCTCGTCAAAAGTCTTGCTTGCCGAATCGAATGTAACACTTATCGAATCAAACGTCGATGATGTTGTTGCAACGCCAGCAGCAGCGGTTGCAACGCCACCGCCGCCTCTTATGCCACCAGTGGTTGCTGTTTCTCCAGTAATTGTAATTGTATATGAGTTAGCATCAACGACAGTAATTGTATATCCCGCAGCTTTTTCTAACGCGGTTTTTGAAAAACCGTCAAACGCTTGTGTCTTACGAAAAATAACAACATTGGATGTACTTCGACCATGTGAAGGCTCAAACACAGTAATTACGGAGGAACCAGCGCTACCTGATTGAAAAGGGTTCATCATCAGGAGAACTTGACCAGCCTCTTCAGTAGCAGTATCTGGTCTAGGTTGAAACAGAGCTTGAGGATCAGGGCCTACTCTACGAGGGTTTAACTGTGGATGTTTAATCTCATACTCGTCTGGGCCAACCTTGAGACCATTCCACTCAACAATCATTTCCGCAAGGCGATACCGAAACCCGGAACGATCCGAAAGACCCCAAGCCCTTTTACCAGATGCATGTCTTGCCATTAATTAACCCGAAGATATTGAATACTTGGCTGAAGTTTCAGCGGCACCCTGTCCTCGTCCTCATCTGCTGCACGTTGGAATTCTTCCTCATACACAGCCTTTAAAAGTTGAATTCTATCGGGAGCTTTTTTCATAGCTATATAGTAGGCTAAACCAGCTACCATACAGGGGTAAAAACGAAACGGAGCGTCTGCTGTGTTTACCAAAGTATCGGCATCATCCATCCGCTGCACATAATAATAAACTAAGGTGTCCGTAGAGTTTTCTGGAGTAGGCCATAGTATTACCTGCGGCAATGTTTGACGGTTGTAGTAATACTGACTCGGACGACCTTCCGTTGTTTTTGTGGGAAGAGTTAAATAATCACCTCTTGACATCCGTGACAACTCAAAGTCTGTGCCACTGCGTCGTACTACCACTTCCAGTAAATCTGTGTAATCTGCGGTAAATGTGTATGTGGCTGTGCCAGATGTCAAAGCTTGTGTGCCCTGCTTAACTGTCCACAGGTTAAGACCTCTGTTAGCCCAGTCAGCAAACATTAGGTTAAGAGATCGTCGCGCTGTTTTAAAATCGTAACCAGTACGAGCCTCTAACCCGCATCTCTCATACGCCTCTTCTATAATTTCAGCGACGTTTAGCTCGAAGTTTCTGGATCCTGAAAGAGCCATTATTTTTTCCTTCTTAAAGATTTAACTCTACGAGGCTTACCCGCTGGTTGTCCTAATCGTTTTTTCTGCGATATTCTACTACGTTTTTCTGCTGCTGTCATTTCTTTGGAAGTTTTGGGCGTTTTAGAAGACACCCTCTTACTGGGGCGGCAATATGGAGTACCCCGTTTTTCACCCTTGCGACGCCCACACGCTTTGCCCGTGCGAACATCCTTCCATTCTTCCTTGAACCACCGCTTGAGAGCCGCACCTTTTTTCGTCTTTCTAATAGCCATATCTTACACTCATAGAACTTGCAGCAGAAACCATTAGTAGGATAAACGCTCCGATACCAACAACAATAACAAAGATTAGAAGAAGAGCCATCTTTACGTTTTCCATTATTTCTTCTTGTCTAAGAATAGCTTCTCTTCTAGCTCTCATCGCCGCTTCTTTAGCTTCCTGTATCCTCTTCTGCCTCTCTTCAAGAATTCCTTTCCAAGTACCGGGGCCAAAACGCATATCCACCATAGTGGCTACTTCTTGTAACTTTTCGGCTGCTACTTTAGCATCAATAACCTCACGAGCAACAGATTCCACTCCGAACTGATCTGTCAAGCCAAGGCCAGATTTTTTGTTTCTAGCCTCGTTTACCTGCTTCTGACCCATAAACAAAGCATCTATCTGGCTTGCAATATCTCCTATGTCATTCGCTGTGCCAATGGCACTTTTTATACCATCAACGGCACTTTTAACTAAGGCTATACCAGCTAACGCCGTTGATATTGGTTCCATAATTATCTCTCACGGTCTTAAAATAATAGTACCGCTATCAATATATCTTGGTTGTGCGGTATTTGAATGTTCCCCCTTTTGCTTTCTTCTTACTGTTTCCCCAGTTTGCTGCGCCGACTTTTCTGCATTTGGCGATAGCCCCGCTTGCATACGCCGACGGGAAGACTTTATATCTGCGTTTAACTTTTTGATAGCATGCATCTTTAGCCATTCCTTTTTTTCCTTCTCGCACGTTTAGTTACTTTTCTTCTGTCGCTCAAAACAGTGCCACATCCTCTAGCAACATTACGATTACTGGAAGGTCTTTTTCGTTTCTGCGGCGGCTTTGATATTTGTTTTGTCATTGATCCACGCGAGATCGCCATTCTTCTTCTCCAAGAAATCATCCCACAAGACGCTTAACATCTTGTGGTTTTCACTGACCTTCTGATTTATTACAGCCGTCTCTGTTTTCAGATCTACAATTGACACTGCAATCCAAGCTACAAAGGCAAGTATGGCTGTAACAATTATGTTTAACATTTCCATCTCCGCCGTGCAGCGCAAATGCGTTTTTTGGGTGTTTTGCTACAATTAATATTGTGCATCTTCATCTGGCCTTTTGAACGGCTACAGTATGATGCGCGACGTTTGGCAGCTTTTGACCCCTTCTTTACCTTACCAGTAACAGCGGTCTTTAGCTTTGACCCGGGGTTGGCGCGGCGGTACGCCGCCACACCAGCCTTGGTCATTCCCGCCCCAGAAGCTGTGGAGCGGAAATTTTTCTTGTTACGCTTTGGCATTTTGGCTGGTTTTCTAGCCATTATCCAAAGAACCCAGTTAGCGAATCTATGTTGGTAAGTGTCACATGACACTCATCGTCGAAGATCATACCGTGGTCAGGTATGGTGATCTGGTTGTCATCAGACTGATGAAAAACCATTGACAACTGTGTCGCACCACTACTGCCGTTTTTAAACACCACCGCAGGTGACCCGCTTCCAGCCGTTTTTACATAAAAAGCTTTTAGACGAGTTCTGCCACCCAGAAGTGTTCCGGTAGCTGTAACTGTTTTTGCTGTGATAGAAGCAGCCATTCCGCCCTCCTATTAAGCAAGGTTGTTATTCTGCTGATACAAGATTGTAAAACGAACAAGACCTGCATTTGTTGAAGCAGAAGATGTCACAGTCAAACGAATATCTGCTGTACCAGTGTCCTGCCAAGCCAGCGCAGCGCCAGCCTGAGTTGTTGGATACTTGCGACCAGCAGTCGTTCCACTTGCAAATGTGTTCAGAATTGTGGCTGCGCCACCGACAGTGTCACCAACACTAAGGTTAGTTGTGCCACTTGCTGCGGTGATAACGTCAATCACACAATCGATGATCTGAGAGTTTGCAGGGATAACAACGTCAGTGACTTGAGCAGCTAAAGCACCGCCTGATAAGTCTGCTGAAAATGTTTGAGCCATAACAACTTGACCGACATTGGCAATGTTCGTGCCTAGAGTCGTGCCTGTTGTGTTCTTAATAGTTCCGGCCTTAATAGGACCGGAGAAAGTGGTAGTAGCCATTTAAGTCTCCTGTCGTGGCTAGTGTCAACCGCACCATGCAGTTGTCAGGAATGCATCATTGTACAATAAAAAAGGGCAGCATGGAAGCTGCCCTTTAATATCATTTTGCCTACACTTATGCGCCCGGTGAACCGAACACTGCGCGAGGATCTGAAAAGCCGAAGCTGTAACGCTCACGAGCTTTGTACCGCATGTTACCAGTGTCGAAATCTGGGTCCATTGCAGTTGACAGAGCCAAACGCTCAAAGTGCTTGAAGCCGTTTGGTGCATCAGTCTTAATGAAGAATGCGTCTGTATCAGTTAGGAAGTCGTTGACTACATAACCGTCTGGAAGCATGCCCATTGAGCGCAATGCGTTTGTGTCGTTGTCTGCTGTACCTACCCGAAGGTTTGATACCATAAGACGCTCGGCAACAAACTGAAGCTGGCGAGGAACGATAAGCTTCATGCCTTTAAGGGCAATGATCAAACCGCGCTCGTCAGTGAAACCAGCGATGCTGATAAGTGAGTCTTCAAGAGAAGTCTCATTCAGGTCAGCAGCAGTTGCTGGCTCGTTAGCGAATGTGCCGCCGCTTGTTAGCGGGTGGTTAGTGGCGCAGAGAGCAACACCGTCACCACCAGCAAATGCGCCAGCGGAGAATGCATTGTTAAGAACTGCGGCAGCTTTAACCTGCTTTGTGTGTGCCATTGAACGAGCAAGGGCACGAGTGTACCGAGAAGCAAGACGATCATAGAGATTGTCCTCAACTGCTTCTTCAGTGATTGAGAAGGCCATTGCCACTGTCTCGTGGTTGTAACGAGCAGTGTAAGCTTCGTTGGCATCATCAAAAGTGACACCTGTGCCCTCACCCTTGACAGGTGCGGCACCGAAACCTGACAACATCACCTCTTCTTCAAACGCCCGGTCAGAAGACTCGGTGTCAAAGATTTCAGCATGCTGACCTTCGTATCGGTCATATTCCATTCCAAAGAGAGCGTTTAGACCGGGCTCTAGTTCTTTGGCGAGTTGTGCGCGAGAAATAGCCATTGTCTAACCTCCCTACGAAATTGCAGCTTCAGAATCAGCCTGAAGCAGCGCATGGTTGTTGATCATCACAATCATAGGAATACCCGCAGCAGCAAAGTCTTCGTTGTCTACATCATCAAGGATGCCAACAATCTTCAGAGGAAGAGAGGCGTTTGATGAGTCTAATGTAGCAACATCCATCTTTGCGGATGAGATTCCTGTGGTTGTACTTCCGCTTGCGCCACTATCCAACTGAGTGTTTTCAAAGATAGACGCTTTAGCGGTTGCTTCATCTGTAAATGTCGCATCAGTAGCGATAATGAAGCGCTGAAGTGGGTTGTCATACACAAAACCTGTAATGTCGAAGTTTGTGTCTGCACTTCCTGAACCGGGCCAAGTGTTCGAGAACACTTTCTTTCCGGTAGTGGCTGAAACATACTCACATCCTTGGAACACGCCAACATATGCCACGGTATCTCCTGAAGCAGAGCCAACAACGATTGAACCACCGTTGTCACACTTTACTGGAGTACCTTGGAATATTGCTGCTGCGGAACTGCCGATGGGGTATGCATTCACACCGCCAGTAGCCGGAGTGCTACCCGCAGTGTTTATCGGCTTGAGGCCGAAGGCAACATTAACATTTGCCATTGCTTACTCCTTTTTTTGTAGGAGGTCAGCCATCCGACTTACCTCCGAATGATACACGGCTTTTCCTATCCGAGTGGATAGGCATTGAGGGATGTTGTTCCCTCATTAGGCTTTGGTCCACGGCTTCCATTTGTTGACGGGTCTGCTCCCGATAGTATTCAGTTCGCTCTTCTACCGTTTCCTCTGGGATACGAGCAAGCATTAAACCGCCTACTCCTATTACACCTGCATGCTGACCATCATCGATAGTTGGATATTTACCAGCCATCTCAGGATATTCGTCAGCCCTTACAGGCTCCCAACCTTCCCGAAGCTTGGCATTTACATTCATCTTATCGTCCTCACCACGAAGTGAAGTACGAATCCAACGATGCTTATAGCCGTCTGGTGCTTCTGGGGCCTCCAGTTTAGAAGGAGGTGCCCAAGGCTTTCTTCTCTGGGTCTTTGCGCGAGTTGTCGCTTCGCGTGGCGTTCTTGTAGAATCAGTCATCTCTTACTCCTTAACATACTTAGCATATTCTTCGAGCGGAACATTCAACCGCTTCGCTATTGCAATCTGCGAAGGAGTTAATTTGACTGTTCTGCGCCCCTTTCCTGACGGTGCTTTAGAAGCACTGGACTCCGCAGAAGCGACTCGGGGTCCAGAATCATTGCGCTTTGTTTCCTTAAATTTTTGTGGAAACTCTGCACGAATCCTCTTGTCAAGTTCATTATAGTACTCATCGGACGTTGGGTCAAATCCTTCATCCTCTATTAGTTGTCTATGTACGCCAAAGGCAGCGTATGTCATAGGTTGATCAGTACCAAACCATTCATTGTTAGAAGCCCAAGCCTCCGCTTTTGGATCAGGAGGAGCGGGTTGTTGTGCTTGTTGTTGTGAGGCTGGGGCATTAGTTGCTTCTTCTTTAGCAACACTAGCCCTCTCTTGTCTTTTTCGAGCTTGCTCTAATTGCGCTTCGTCCAAGGCTAAACGGCTTATGTTCTTTTGAGCCTCAAACATTCCTTCAGCGTCACCCTCGTCGTAAGCTTTTTGATATGCTTGTTTAGCAGCATCTGCCTGCGACTTAATCCTAGTGTCGAATTCTCCGACATAAGACTGGTCCAAAGATTCCAAACGCTGTCTTAGCTCATCGTTTTGCTTTTTCACTTCCGCCGCAAAATCAACAGCAGCTTTTCTTTGAGCTTCTTCTTCACGATATCTGTGCGTTAATTTATTTATTCTAGTCTGCACAGACTTAGAGTATTGCTCGAGCTCCTCTTCTTTTGACTCGGGTTCTTCCTCTTCTTGTTTTTCTTCAACAACTTCGACTTCAGAAGAAGTATCTTCTTCTTTTTCTTCAACAACTTCGATTTCTTTTTCTTCGGTTTCTGCGGCGTTAGTTGACACAACTATCCTCCGTATGACTTGATATCGTCTGGATCGACGATGGTTGCGATGACTTCGTCATCGTTGATAATGCGGACTTCACCACCCTCGATACTAAACCGAGAGCCAGCGTAGCGACCGATACACACCCAATCACCCACCTTACACCAAGGGTCACCGCCGCCAAATTTGTCGGCATCCTTGTATGCTAAAGGTCCAACCTTTACGACATAGGCTACAACGGTAGCCTTTGACTCACGGTCTCTAACTTGATCAGGAACATAAATACCCCCTTCAGTCTTATCACGACCCATGTACGGCATGACTAATATGCGCCATCCAGTGGGTTGTGGGATTCTTTCTGTAAGGGATTTTTTCTTTGCGGCCTCTTCGGCCTTCTTTTTCGCTTCGCGTTGCGCGACAACGTAGTCAGGTACTATCAGTGTCTTCGACATAATTCACCTTTTTTAGCAGGGCCTTTAATTCCTCAAGAGCATAAGCGACACCCTGTATTTCGCCGACTCTTGCTTTGTAGTCTTCCCAATCGGAAACACCACCACTTGTAATAGAATGACTAATGTCATCTATTCTTTCAGTCAATCGTTTATTGTACTGACTGATAAAATTTATAATATCCATATAAGCCCCTTAAACTTTCTTCTTTACAGTGCCTCCACGCATACGACGCATAGCCATCTTCTTGGCTTTGTTCATGCCGCCCATCATCTTTTTAGCCACTACCTTACCACCACGATTGCGGCGCATTACTTTCTTTTTAGCTCCAGCCATTTTCTCGTTTCCTTCTTCTAGCCAAGATTAAACTGATAAAGTCTTCTTTTGTGTAATTTTCGTAGTATCCCATTTTTTCTAGTTTTTTACTAGCCTCATCCAGTTCGGATAACCTCTGTATAAATACCATTGTAAAGTTTGTTTGAAAAGCCAGTAACCATAAATCTATTTTATTAACAGCAAACCAGTTGTTCATAGCTACGCATGCGGCTTCAACTTGATCATAAGGCTGTTCGGCTTCTTCCTCTAAACAGATTACAACAGAGTGTTTATCGCTAAAATTTTTACACTGAGTTGCTATTGTTAGCCACAGATCTTCTGTGTCCAGACATTCTACAACTCTTAATTTACCTTCATGTAGTGCCTTCTTTGCAAAAGGACAAGGAGCAAATCCAGCGTCCTTGTCCACAACACTTAAATCAGTGTGTATCCATTCCTCTATGAGTTCTCTCATTTTTTACGAGGCACCAATAAGTCTTGAAAAGAAACTCGGGCTTTCTTTACTGTAGATTTGAGCACTAGGACCTTTTTTAATCTTCATACCCATACTTCTAAGAAGGGGCGCAATACCTACCTCAGATACGATTTTATCAAACGTACTAGGGGTGTTGTACTTGCTGGTGAGAAGGTCACCGGAGCGAACCATATTAGTCGAATCAAAAGCTAATTGATTAGCTGTTGAAGGGCCACCAAGTTCTCTCGAAGATACTGCATCTCGAATTAACTGCTGAAGATCAGTTGCTGGCGCTGGAGGAGTTTGATTCGGCCTAAACTCTGGACCCATTATTTGTCCTGAAGGAAGACGGGCACCATCTGGAACTTTTGAAAAATCCTTATCCATTAAGTCTCTTACAGACATTCCATGCTCGTCTAGAAAATCTTGAACCTCGGGGCTTAGTTCCACAGAACTTCTACCAAGAGCTTCGCCAATGGTGTCAATCCCAAAACCCCCCGCAAGCTGTTCTCCAGAAAGTCGTGAGCCATAGTTACCAGCGGCAGGAAATTGTGGAGGATTTTCTAATCTTTCCATAGCCCGGGCGGCAGCTTCATCGGCACTAAGGTTCTTAGTATCTTCAAAGTAGTTTTTTATTTCATCCGCTTCTGCTTTAGTCATGCCGCCTGTTGTTTGAACTGATCGAACACTTCCATCAGGGAGTGTTTCTGTTTGAAACCCGGTTTTACCATCCACAATAGAAGACCCTGATGGCTTAACCGTTGTCTCACCACTCAAAGGATTAGTGCCTCCGAAGCGCTGTTCAAATCCTGCTAAGTCAGGGGAAGCACCACGAGGCATGAAATCGAGTGAGCTTGTAGAAACTCCCGGGACGTTAGGCGTTGTGAAATCATCTATAACATTTCTTAGAGCAGCGCCAGCATCTTTAAAACCTTGTACAGCCTGACCCGGTATCTGTCCAAAAGATCTACCAAGGCCACCATATGTCTCACCCCTAGCCATCATTTCAGGAGTGGGAGCCATTGCATCTTGAGGTAAAGGCTGACCTGCAATTCCTGTAACTTTGTTTGTCAAAGCTCTTGCAAGCATACCCATGCCGCCCGTCACGCCCATAGCAATGTTGTCCGTGCCGCTGTAGTTTCTATCATAAGTAGCTATCGGACCCAAAACAGTTGGTGTTCCATCTTTCCTGCCAAAAATACCAGACTGTAGGCCCGGTCTGACTTGACCCCTAAGATCAAAAGCTTGAGGATTGAAATTAGGATCAATGTCTCGATTATATCCTCGTTCGCCACGAACATTGTATGGGTTTAAATACTGATCGTATGCTCTGTTAATGGCTCTTGCTGTCGGATCTGCATAGCCATACTTGTCTTGATATGTTTCTAAATCTGGACGACCAACGTCGGAACCCGACTTTCCGCTGTAATACTTATCCGCGTCAATGCCCATTGGCTTGCCACCAGACATTAGAACTGTTTCCCCGAGTTCGTTCTTCTTGCCGAAGACCGTGCCAGTGAGCCTGCCTACGTTGGGATCGGTTTTAACCTGCCCCGAGCCTATACCTACTCTTTGAAGAGCTTTTGCAGTGTCATACCCAAGGGTATCAATACCGCCCGTGTTAGTTCTGGATATATCATATAAAGAATTAAAATCAGACCTACTCATAGGTCCCCTGCGGGAGGTGTATAAATTAGCGAATTGATTAAGACCAGACCTTGGACTTTTGAACATAGGAAAGCTCTGTCTAATAGCCATTCCTGTTCTGGTGGGGCTGTCCATGTAGGAGTTTACAATCGAATCAATAACACCTTGATTACTCGCGCCAGTAAAGTCGGAGCCACCCGAATCAAAACCTCCGAAGTCGTAGCTGTCCATATTTATGCCAGCGGCTTGAGCGGCGGCAGCAGCTATGTCCTGCTGTAAGTCCTGATCAAAATCTTCATCAGAGTATTCAATAGCCATTGCTATCTAACCTTAACTTTTCTACGAGGACACACAGATGCTTTACCCATACCACGAACATACTTACCGTCCTTGGCTTCGACAATATTTTTTGTTTTGTTCATAGTATTCTCCAATACGGTTGAACCGCCATCCCTACGACCACGAGCTTTAGCCATAAGCTTCTCAGCGGAGCCACGACTAATACCAAGATCTTCTGCAAACTGATTTAGTCTTGGTCTTGGCATTTCTTACCCCAGTTTATAATTTCATCTATGGTGCGTCCGCAACCAATACATCTTACACGTTCTTTGTCTAGTACACAAATACCTACGCATGGACTTTTATTCATAGCTAGGAACACCTATCAAAGCATTAATACCAAACATCTCCATAAGGACAAGAGTAAAAAACAGCAACAGAACACCACCAAAAATCAACTTGCCACTAAAGTTCGACGATCCAATCTTAATCGCAACAAACTCATTACCCAAAATCCGAAGGATCAACTCGAAGCTATTGTCACCAACTTTAGCTTCTATTGGTTTTACTTTCGATTCATCCACGCCGTAGCTCCCATGAATGCTCCAACGATACCAGCACCACTGATATAAAATAAGTTACTAATGTCGCTTAGAGCGTTAATCCGCTCAATACTAATGAATGGCATAAACATCATAAAAGTGAATACACCCATAGCTATTAGAGTAGCTGTAGCCATACGCCTTTGAGCAAGCTGTTTGCGTAACTCATACTCTGTCTTCTTAATTTCTTTTGCATGCTCCAGTTCTTCATCGGTGACTATACCATCGCCATCCATGTCGTACTGGTCGTACTGGCTGTCTTTTTGCAGGCGCTTTGACATCACTTCTTACCAAAAAACTTAGCGGCACCGCGCATACCAAAACTGGCAGCAACGATAGTGCCAAGAGTATATTGATAGTATTGCGGCATGGCCTCAAGAGCAGTAAATCCATCAGAAACAATTTGTCTCCCCCAATCTCCACAGAATGCTAGAATTAACGGAACCGAAAAAAGCACAGTTAACCACTCGTCCTTCCACGAATGAGCAGAGGCATCAGCCATCTTCAGATCCCAATCGATCTCTCCAGTAGCTTTCTTCTGCATCACCACAGCTTCAGCTTGAGCGATAGCTACTTTCGTAGCCGCTTGAGCTTTCTTTTCTTCTACCTTCCCGTTCAACCAAGTACCTGCCAAGGATGAAATCGGACCTATAAGAGCCTGTAACATTATTGACCTCTCTTCAGGGCAGCTTGAGTATTAATACGATAAATGTTCACATCGTTACGATCATCAGCGATACCTTGCTGCATTTGTAACCGCTGCATAGCCAACTGAGCAGACTGTTCCAATTTAGCCTGATCAATCTGGAAATCCATTGCATCATTCTGTGTCTTGCGCTGAATCTCTGCTGTATCGTTCTGCAACTCCTGCTGGCGAATCTCAACCAGTGGATCCGGTTTTTGTGGTGGAATCAGAAGCGGTGACAATTGATCAAGTGTGTCTGATATCTGCTGCGCTACCGCTGCCTCTACCGCTTCAGGTGGTAATTGAGGGATAGGCTCACCAGCCATTTGAGACTTTTGAATCGCCTGCTTGAATACTTCTTCAACAATATCCCTAGCAAACAATGATACATGCTCCTGAATGTGAGCCTGCAACAACAAGAAAGCCTGTGGGCTAGCTTGAATGGCAGGAGACTGAATCATGGATGCATGCACTCTGATATGAGCACGATGATCCTGCTCCTTGAATGCCTGACTCGGCATACCCTTCAGAGCCATAGAATTTTCCATAGCCGGGTCATTCGCTTGCGGTGGCTGCGGCGCTGGTAGGATAGCGTCGATGTTCTTCACATCCAACGCATCATACATACGACGATAGGCTTCATACAGATTGTGCATCTGCGGTGCGGCCTGCGCTAACTGCAACTGTGTTTGTGCAAGAGACAAACGCTGTGCCATAGAAAAAATTGACGGGTCAGAGACAGGGAGGATATCTACACGCCCGTCAAAGTCTTGTGCCATAATCTGAGGGTTTACGTTTGCTCCGACCATATATGGATAGGGCACCGGATTCGTAGCAAAGATCTCCGCTAACATGCGAAACTCTGCTTTTTGTGCGTAGTGTAGGCGCTTATGAATACTTGAAATAACTTTTGAACCCTGCTCAATCAGGGCCACTGTTGTTCCCACGGGAGCTTGGGAGTTGACATCTGCGACCTTTGTGTCCGCAACTTGTGCAAATCTTCTACCCGAATCAACGACCACCCCGAGTAATTGAGCCAGCGTACCAGAAGGCTCCTTGTACGGGAGTGGGACAACAGCATTCCGAACATCACCGCCGGGAACATCAATATCGCGGAACTCACCCGGATTGATAGGCTCATCGTCATTTCTGACACGAACTCCACGAGCCTTGAAACCACCCGGTAAATTCGAGAGCGTACCCGCATCAATAAGCTGACGGAGAATAGATGTGGCAGCACGAGATAATCCTCCAATCATATGCAGTAAGCCAAACCCGTAGAAACCAAAACCGGGCAGGAATTTAAAGTGAACAAAATAATCACGCTTCCGACGCATCGGATCCTGCTCACGATAGTTCCGTACTACCGAGAGAATTTTTCCCGAATCGCCGTCCATAGTGACGATATACGGCAGCTTGATACCTGTAGCTTCACCTTCCTCGTCAATATCCTCAAATCCCTCAAGGTCAAGGTCAACATGGACTTCATGGATAGTATAAAGCTCGTCACTGTATCCCGGGCGAAGTCCCTGAATCTCATCAGCCTTTCCACGGATTGTTGAGTCAGATTCATCATCTTCTGTTGCAGACAAGTCAACATCTCGATAAACACCTCCTACCTGTAACTTTCTAATATCATTTTCACTCATACGAACAACGTGAGTGTATCGTTCTGCTGTACGCAAATCAGAAGCAGAGTAAGGAACAATCAAATCCTCTGCTGGTACAAACTTGGATACCGCTCTCTGACGAGTGGGATCAAAGTAAACCTTCTTAAATGTCGAACCAGTAATCGGCAGATAAAACAGCATCTGATCCGTATCCTGATCAAACTCCTCCATTACCTCCGTAATCTGGTAATTCATAAAGTCCTTGACACGCTGGGCCTGATCCTCAACTTCCTTGGTCTGCATGCCCAAAATCTGCGTCTTCACAGGACCACCGGGAGGTAACATCTCCTTGTAAGCCTGCGCCTGAAACTGCGTAACAGCCTCGCTCAATAACGGATGCGTTACACCAGATGAACCAAGAAATGGCTCTGAACGCTCCTCGTAATTAATACCGAGTAACGTAAGACCCTTCGAGATAGCCTCTTCCCAATCCTCCCGAGAACCCTTGTCCTCATCTACCTTAGAACCAAGGTCCGAGGACAAAGCTCCAAGGACGGAGTCATCAAGTACTTCAGCCAAGTTCGCATTGTGATCGTACTCTTCAGCTTCAACCTCGATCAACTGCTCTTCGCCAACAATTTCAATACCGGGCGGAAGCTCTTCCATACCGGGCAACGGTACTTGGACCTCGGTCATCTGTTCTTCTGCGGTCATCCCCGGTCCGCCGGGGCCCATTGCAGGTGCAACCATCTGTGGAGGTAGTGCCATTAGAATGTTCCTTTAAATGTTCCGCCACGGGCTTTCATCACAGCCTTACTCATACCACCAGTCTTGTACTTCTTTGCAAGCTTTGAATCTATTTTTTCCTGCACACCTTCTGGCAGTTTTGAAAAACCTTTATATTTAGAAGGCACATCATTCATGCCGCCGTCTTTACGACCCTCATAATCATCTAAAGCTATTCTTAATAGACCAGAAAAATACTTTCTATCTTTTTCAGTCTTGGCGTTAGCTAGGCCCTCTCTGGCTTTATCTATCTTTGTTCTACTTATTCTAGCACTAAAGTTCTTTTCACCCATTAGAACACTCCTTTGAATCTCTGTGGACGGGCAATAGGACTGAAACCCTTGACCATACCACCACCAACTTTATTTACAGAACGACTGTCCTGTATCTCTCTGTATCGATCATATTCCTTATCGGTCAATAAACGGATGTCACGTTGGGCCGCTGCCATGATCTGTTTGTCTGTTCGCATTTTACGAATATACCTTAAATAAGTCACCTATACCAGAACGCATGTCAACCTTGCCACCCGCAGCTTTTTTAACTAGGCGCAAGTTAGGCTTTGGTGGAGTGGGATCTGGAATGCCTATCCCAGAAATACCAGCCTGCTGCTTGTTGGCAAACTCCGTAATAATTCTTTGAGCCTCTTCCGGCGGGGTATCATCAGTAATACCCAGAGACTGACGAAACTGCTGCTGTTCAGCCTCCAACTCCGCAAAACGAGCTTTGTTCTTCTTTGTGGTTAACTCCGCTTCCAAAGCCTTGCGGTTAGTCTGACCCTCACGAAACCTGCCAAGAGCCTGATCAAAACCAAAGTCGTCGTTCACGTTACGAGATACATCGTCAAGAACAGAATTCAAATCTAACGCATCAGGGTAAATATTATTGTAATCATCAACTCTTTCACGAACCGCAGATATCAAAGCCTCGCCACGGCTAAAGCCCTCTTCCCGAGCGAACTCATAAGAATCCTTGACAGAGTCAACAAACTCATCAGACGTAGATCGAACCGGATCGCCGCCACTCACAAAATCAAAGGACTTGTCAATGTTTATAGATGCATTGCCAGTATTAAACGCATCGTCTACACCCTGAAGCTCCATGTTTAACTCTTTTAAAGAACGAATGCCCGAGGACCCAGTTTCAGCGGCCTCCTTTTCTAGCTTCGCATACGCGGCGCTCTTCTCCCCTACAATCTCACCCTCGAGGACTTCTTTCTTCGACACAGGTGCAAGGTCCGAGGACCGAGATTGACTCTTCGCCATTAACTGAGACAATCGAGGAAGATCCTGCATCCCCGCAGCTTCGTTAATAGCCATAACCTCATCATCGTCAAGCACACGAGTTACTTTCATCTGACCAGATATAATCCAGTTACCATCTCGAGCCTGACCTTGCTGGTACTTGTAGCTACCACCCATAGGCAACTCATCTGTAATCTGAGCTTCGGCGCGGTTAATCTCACCCTTACGAGGACCAGACTTAACAATCGATGCTCGTGCGTCCGCAACACTCTGCAAGTCTACGTCATCTGGAACTTCGACTTCAGCCCAAACCTGATTACGTCCACGAACTTTCATCTTCTGGCCCATAAACATTTCTTCAGGACCAATATGTGACGCAACAGGAAACTCGCCTGAATGCCAGCCCGGGCGTAACGCAACAGCCTTTATTGTTTTCGCCTGTGACCCTTTTGGTAAATAACCTTTTTCTATGAGCATGTCTCGTGTAGCTTGATCAGGAATAGCAACACTATCCCCCGTTCCAGCGGAGCCATCCCACTTTTTAGAAGGCACATACTGCTTGCCGTTAGGCGCAGTGAAATTAAACGGGATCTCTGCTGTTTGCCACTCACCAATTTTAACTGGAGTCTTAGCGTCCACGAACAAAGGATATAAGGTCCCAGTTTCGGGATCCTGCTCAAAAAGTTTGTAAGCCTTCTTTGTCTTAACAATTTCTTTTGCTTGTGCAGACCCAACACCTTTTTTCTCGGCCCCCGAACCACGAGCTTTGGTTCCCTTTGAAGAACGAGCCACTCGAGATATGTTGGATGCAAGTAAAGCAGCCTCACCTCCAAGACCAGCTATACCCGCGATTAGACGACCAGCGGTCTCTGAAGTGGATCCAGTCGGGCGGTCATAGTCAACACCAATTGCCTCACCTAGATCAGCATACTTGTCAATTAAATATTCGGAGCCAAGAAAAGGTTTTTCCGGCACAGGTATCCCCACACCGCGCATGCCCATTGTTATTAAATCGACAGGAGCACCAAGCAAATCAAAAGGGGCAAACTTCGCACCACGAGCCATGTCCTTTAACTCTGTGTCACGAGCTTTCTGTTCGGTGGGTGTGAGATCTTTGTAAAGCTTTGCAGCCATCAGTAATACTCTCTTGCTACGCGGGGTGGATCATCTTCAAATTCTTCCCCTGCTAAACTAACAAAGCCACCCTGACGAAATCTCATCAAGGCCATCGTCATGCTATCACAAAAGTCATCGTGATCGCCATTGGGGAATGAAGCAATCTCTTCAATAACTTCTTCTGCAAACTTTTCGCCTTCAGGATACCATACTTTTCCCGACTCGAATATAGGAGAGACTATATGCATACGAGTTGTTTTGTCCATACCTCCCCCACCACGTTTCCGACCGGGGCTAAAGGTAGCGACAGGGAGGTTCAGTAACCTCATTTCGTCCGCCAAAGGTGTACCAGAAGCTTTCGCCTCGATTAACATCAACTCCGGCTCCCAGTATTCGTATTCTTCCTGTGCAATAGACTTTAACTCTGGGAAATTCCACCGCCCCTTCTTCGCATCCATCAATATCAGGTGCTGATCCCCGTTTCCGTAGGGCTGAAACACACCCCACGTTGTAATAGCAGAGTAATCGGCAGTTTCTTTCTTACTGTACGCCGTATCATAGGACTGAATTACATAATCTAAGTCAGGAATGTCATCTTCTTCCCAGACTTTCCACCAATCCCGCTTGACCATAGCGGTTTCTTCTGATGTGGGGTTCTGTTGCCACTGAGCATTCCACTTTCCCACCGAAAGTGAAGCCTTTACCTTCAAAAGCTCGTCTTTTTTCCAGAATTCAGGCCATAATGGTTCCCCCGAAGGCATAATTGCAGGGAATTCCACCACATCCCACTGGTCAGCCATCAAATCTTTCTGCTGTGCTTGCAGTAAACGGCCCGTAATATCCTTCTTGGACCACCTAGTCTGCACAATAATGATGGTTCCCCCCGGCTGAAGACGCTGACGAGGGCCAGAAGTGTACCATTCCCACGCATTGTCATACGCACTAGGCGATAATGCATCCTGCTCCGAGTGCGGATCGTCAATAATAAGTAAATCAGCACCACGACCAGTCATTGCAGCGCCCACCCCGGCTGCAAAATATTCCCCACCAGCGCTGGTCTCCCAACGACCTGCCGCTTGGCTGTCCGGTTTCAGGTCCGTGTTTGGAAAGATCTCCTTATAAATAGGATCAGCAATCAAATCTCGGACCTTTCGACCAAATCTTACAGCAAGTTCGGTGTTCATGGTAGCTTGAATGATTTTTAATTTTGGATTGCGGCCCAAGAACCAGCTAGGCATTAGATAAGATGCAAATTCTGACTTGGAATGCCGGGGAGGCATATTGACAATCAATCTTTTTAAGTCACCCCGGGCTATCCGCTCTAGCTTCTCGGCTATGATTCTATGATGGGTCCCCTCTATAAACCCGTCATACACATGTTTGGCGTAAGCCATGAATTTATCTTGAGCTATGTCTCTGGTTTCAAGACGCTTCTGCTGCTCCTCCAGTAACAGGATCTCTTTAAGGACATCCTCTGGCAGCAGTTCTAGGTTCGCTGTGTCATCCATGCCCGAATGATAATACTCAGCAATGAATTTATCAACCCAGCAAAATGCGACCGTATGTCAATAGACTATCCCAAAAAAATAGGGGGTAGGGGGTCGCGCTGCTCGAAAACTGACTGCCGATCGATGCCAGTAACCCCAAAAAACCGACGATTTACTCGGTTTTTATGCATTTTTTATTTGATTATATGAAAAATATAGTTAAGATAATCATATCAAATCAAATATAAGGGGATTAGATATGACTTTAAGAAACCAAATCATCGAGCAGCTTGGCGGTCGCTTGTTCACTGCTACATTCACAAAAGCCGATGGCAGCTTGCGTCATGCATACGGTCAGGTTATTGCCGACGATCGGCTAACCGATGACCAGCCGAACGTGATCACGTTCATCGATTACTCTATTGCTGCTGAAATGCTCGAGGCTGGTAAGTCCAACGTCCGTCGTATGAAGCTCGAAGCTGGTACGGTGTACACAATCAAGTCTGGAAAGACTGTTATTTCTAACGTCGCATAAGGGGACAAAACAATGACAAGAACACTACAAACAATTTTGCATCAAGTCGCACTAGCCAATGACAAGGTCGATCATGCATTGGAAATAATCGAGAATGTCTTACAAGATAGTGGACACTGGTGTGAAGATTTATCCGGCAATATCGAAGATATCCAAACTGACTTGGAAAATCTTCAATATAAAATGGTGACGGTCTGGAACGAGGAGGAGGATTAAAAACAAGGGGGCATCCGCCCCCTACCGTCCGGCAGTGTGTGCTGTCGCTGATGAGGCCAAGAGGCCGAAACGGTAAATCAAATAGAAGGGGATTAAAATGAATAGTATCGTTACAGGAATAAAGTTTGTCGGGCTTGTCGGCCTGTTCTATGCCTCGCTGATAGTATTGACCGCATTGTTCATTACTAGCTGGTGGCAAGTAGACAATGGCTGGATGGCATTCGTTGGGGCTGGTGCTGTTATGACTGGCTCTATCATTCTTCTAGATGAATTTTTAAGGGGGTAATTATGGAATACTGTGATCATCGTGATGCCGACGGGCGAAAACAATATACATGGCTCGAGCGCGATGCTCGAGGGATCGAGCTCGGCGGTCTGATGTGCTGTGACTGTGCGGATCGTGTAATGGCTGAAAATCGCCGACGCTACCGAGCGGACATTTTTGAAGACTCAAATTATTGGGCGGATGAAAGGATCGAAGAACATGGCTAACATTTATTATCACACACCAATACTAGGCTGTCCCAGCCTAGTAGTTTGGTCGGTCGGAAACTCTCTAACTGAGATTGGCAAGACACTCGCCAAGCATAACAAGATCTGGCCTGACTCTTCTAGCGAGGGTCAGGTAATCACGATCGGTAAAAAGCAGCGAGGCCGTCACGGGGTCAGACCGATAAAAGAATATCGGCTACATGGTGACAAGCTGACCAAGATAGCAGAATTAAGACCATCCGGTTTTTGGGTTAGGACAGGGGAATAATTATGGATCAAGTGACTGTCAAAAGACAAAAGAAAGGCTGGTTAATCTCGGTTCCGGAAAGTCAGTGTCGTGTGTTTAGCTGGATCATAACGGAAGGCGAGGCTGGGCTTTCTGCCTGTTACGGGGATGAAGGCGAACCCATCGTTATCGGTGGTGACTTGGACAATTGGAATGGGATTAAGTGGGATCTTTAAACAACACGGGATCGAGCGCCACGGTGCTCGATCCTCTTTGCTTTTTTTATATATACAGGGGAACAAGGCCGCAGGCCGCAGGCCGTTGTATATATAAAAAGAGGAACAAGGCCGCAGGCCGCAGGGAAAATATTGTTTGCATACCTTGTGGAATAGTATAGAATAAAATCATAAACCAATAGTAAGGGGAATTGCTATGTTATCGAATGTTTCAAAAATGCCGGGCAAATCAATATCCCGGTCAGCGTTCAAGTGTAAGACCGGATCAAAGCTAGCCAAGATTAAAGGCTCAGTATGCTATGATTGCTATGCGCGGAAAGGCATGTACAGAATGCCGAACGTGGTCAACAAAATGGAAGAGCGGGAAGAGTTCTTTTTCTCAATCGATTTTGTGCCGCAGATGGTCAAGCTATTAGATAAGACAAGATCAGAATATTTTAGATGGTTTGATAGTGGTGACGTTCACGACGTTAGAATGGCGCTAAACATTATTGACGTTGTTAAGGCCACACCAAACAAAAAACACTGGATACCAACAAAAGAACACAAGATTTGGGCAGAAGCTCTAAAGATCGAACCGTTGCCAGATAACGCAGTGCTGCGGTTATCTCAAACAATGGTCGATCAAGCCCCGCCTGCTAAGTGGCAAAATTCAAGTGCGGTAATTAAGAACGCCGCGCCTATCGGGCATGAGTGCCCAGCCCCAAAACAAGAGGGCAAGTGTGGCGAGTGCCGCGCATGTTGGGACAAGAATGTCAAAACAGTTTCCTATCACAAGCACTAGGGTTTCCCCTGATCCCCTGCCAGCAAAGCTGGCAGGGGATTTCTTTTTTTATATATCCATAGGACCTAGGCCGCAGGCCGCAGGTCATCGACTCATGGCATCAGACCATAGGGCGCAGGCCGCAGGCCGCAGGCTCTCGATCAGGCCGCGCATATCACCGATATACAAGGCCGCAGGCCGCAGGTCATCGATCCTCGAACCTAGCAACTCGATCGCTTTGTCCGCGCCAAATAAAAATAGGTCGCTGGTCGAGGGGTCGTGCAGCAAGAAAAAACTTACGCCTTTACATCTAAAATGTGAGGAATGCCACGCAATCTGTGATTTTGACAGGCTAACCCTGCCATTTTTAACTATTTTTAATTCCAGCCACACTGGCACACCATTCATGCATAGGTATACGTCCGGCATTCCTTCACCAGTGCGGTTTTCAATCCTCTCGAAGTGCGTTTTCTTTGGTAGGTTCTGTTTCAATAACGTCCACAGTGATCGTTCTGTCTTTGGCATCTTCAACCCTCTTCATATCGTCACCAAAAGCGTGTGGGTAATTCTTCCTGATCGCGCTCAGTCGAGCGACAATATCTTCACGAGACAAGTTGTCGAGTTGATGAACGTGGTTCTGTTCTCGCCTATCAATAGTCAAGCCACCCAAACTGGAACGAATTTTTTCGGCATTGATAGCAGCAGAAAATTGACCAGCTTCCTCCGCCGCATGAGACAATTCATCAAAGCGTTTAAGTTGGTTGACCAAGGTCACGCCATATTTTCGCTCTCTAGCTTCCCGAAGTTCTTTGATAAGTTCTGGAACTTCTGGAAAAGATTTACCGTCAAGAAGTTTAGCAGCATGATTTCTCGCACTGTCGGCAGCATATCCTGCCTTCCTAGCGCATTCAGCATTGCTGTATCTGCCATCGACATAAAGTTTGGCAAACTCTCTCTGGCGGTTGGTAAGACCAGCAGGTCTTCCGCCTTTCTTAATAGTGTTTTCTGTGGGTTCAATGTTTTTCAAAGTAAAAAACCTTTCTTAGCCAGCTTTATGAGGGTTAAAAGTGTCCCACTGTCTCACAACTGTCTCAGCTATAATCGTTACTGGAAGCCATTTGAGACACTTGAGACACTTGAGACACCATTTTCAGAATTTTTATTTTATTTTTCTTCAACCCAAAAAAATCATTATCTGACTGCATTTTACTGTTTGCACTATTGAATATAGTATGCTAAGGCTTATATAAGATTATATATTCAACCAGTATATCATATATATCAAAGGTTCGAGGATCAAGGGGCAAGGACATGGAAGCAAAAATCAATCAGGTAGATTATCAGGTTCAACAGCATCAGGACGTATTTCTTTTGATGCCTCAAAATTACGAGGCCGTGTGTGGTTTAGAAAACTACAAGGAGTCTAGCTTCAACAAGAATGGTGGGCTGGTCATGGTGCGTGAGTCTTTGAAGGATTGGGTCGAGCATTTTGAAGATGATGGCTGGCTGGTGTCTTATGAAAAGTAAGCCGCCATATATTTTCAAAGTAGGTTTAAGGAAGCCGATATTGGGTGCGAGGATTTTGCATATTACTATTAACAATCGGGCATGGCAGAAAGAAGCGTTAGCCAAGCCCATCACAAGAGGGAGTAAGAATAATGACTAAAGATAAACCAAATCTGACTGACAGCCATTTTGCTGAAGTATTGGCAGAGCCATTTGCGGAGTTGCTGAAGCCCAAGAAGTTTTATCCGACTATCACGGTCGAGTATTCACCGAACAAGGAAGAGTGGGAAGAGATTGCTGAAACAATCTGGATTACCGCGCTCGAAGGTGGATCGGGTCACTGGATCGATAACATACACACTGAGGACGAGTTTGATCTGAAGAACGGTTACTCAGTGGTCGAGTATAATTTTGATATCGCTATCCATCATGGCAGTGATGGTTGGGGCGATGACGATGTGGATATTGAAAGGGAAAAAGCTTTTGATGTGATTGTTGATGGAATTAATTTGCTTGATCCAGAGCGGCAACGGTTGGCGTTGACTGTCAGTGAGTTGGGTCAGTTGGATGCCAACGATTGTGATTATATCATCCAGTTGGGTGTATTTGGTAAGGAGGTGTATTGCTAATGGAACAGGTTGATTACAGGTTTGAGGATCACGGTTCGATTTGGTTGTGTCATCCGATGACTGCCGATGCAAAAGATAATTTGCGTCAGGCGTGTGATGCTGATGATGCACCGTTCAATATTAGTTGGTGTGATGCCTTGGTCGTAGAGCCAAGGTTCGTGAATGACGTTGCCAAGCAGTTAACAGATGAAGGGTGGGTAGTAGAATGAAAACCAAAACATATGATGTCCAGATCGAAGCGATTATCACCAAGACAATTCGCGTTGGGGCGGTTGATGAAAGTGAAGCGCGTGAAATGGCGCATGAATTATTCGATTCTGATCAAATGTACGTTAAACACGAACAAAACACGTTAGACGTTTCGGAAGTGAGTGATGAAGATCGTTACGAAAAGCCAGCTTGGGTAAAGGGGGATGTAGAATGAGCAAACCTGTTTTTATACACGACTTTGATTTTATGTTCAGTGTTCCTTCTTTTGAGGCTGATCCTGACAAGGTCACGCCTGATGAAATAATCGAGCAATTCAAACGTACACTTGCCAAGATGGAAAGTTGGGAAATTTTTGAGAGGTCAGGACATGTCCAAACCATTGACCCTGACACACATATGACAACGGCAAAGGATTGGGGGTTAGTAGGATGACTTATTTAAGACACATGACCAACGAACAGCTAAAAGCTTGTTTGTTAGGCGACATGGAAAGTTTACGCGATGGCGAATGGGTTCCTGATGACGATAGCGTTGACGCTACGGTTTCAGTGATCGAAGAAGTTTTCAGGCGCATTGACATTTATTCAAGGGAGAAAGTGTAATGAAATTTTCAGCAATATTGCGTGTGGCAAAGATCATTGAATGGGCAACAGGAGATGATAAAGACAAGTGCGTTAAGTGGCGCGAGGATGACCAGTTTGGTTGCATCATTGGCTATGATGATCTTCTCAACATTGAGGATGAAATTCGCACTGCCTATGAAATGGGTGTGATCGATGGTCGGCAGTATCCGCATTGTCCTGTTGATGAAGTTGCGACGATTGTAGATGGAGAACAATACCCAACATCAGAAGACCGCCATGCGTTGTCCAACAAGTTAATCACAAATGCTTTGAAGCGAGGAGATATATAATGCCGTTTTTATACAAAGATACAGACAATTGGTCTGGGATTAAGTGGTGTGTTCGGACGGTGTACTGGCACGACAGTTATGGTCTCAATGATATGCTGACATATGGTGGTGACTATAACCCATATGAAAGCCCCGACAATCCATTGGTCGAGTTCTACGACATGGACTCACTGGTCGCTAACACAGAGACAGGCGATGAGGAGCATGACGCAAGGATCAAGGAGCGAGGTCAGTTTGTCAGTCGGTACTATTTAAACACACTGAACGGCACTGATCGGGGAACCCATGCATCCGCGCCACAGTTTGAAGACAACTGGGCTAATGGTTTAAATCTGGATGGTGGCATTGAACGCTGGTCAATATCTGGTGAGTTTTACACCAAAGCTATGCAAGCGGTGAATGACGACTTCAGAAAGTGGATGGAAGACCAGAACTGGGAAGAAGAATGAACATAATAGGCGGAGTGGTGTTGGCGTGTATGGGTACGCTGACACCAGCGGAGATACATTTAGAAGTTTGGTCAACACATAAATATTTTTCCGCTTGCCATGTGGCACTGACAGAGCGTGGTTTTGATTATCCAGATCAGCAGTGCTTTTGTGTTGACGTAAGAAATCTTGTGCAAGGAGACAAGTGATGAAGAAAATTATTTTGAATGCATTGAAAGAACATGCGCGAGGAAACATTGCCCTGCATAGGGCTAACATTGAAGTCTATCTAAACAACCCTGCGGGGATTGGTGAGCACTCCGATATTCTGGAAGCCATTCAAGGTGAGTTGGATAAAATTGCTTTGCATAAAGATAGGCTGGAGATTTTAAACCTGACCAAGGGAGTCGAAAAAGATGCCGAAGTTTAAGGTAACTGCCACGATGGATGTGGGCTACGAAGCCATTGTTGAAGCACCAAATGAGGAAGCGGCTTGGGATATAGCCGCCGACTCAGGTGGCGATGGCACTGTTGATTGGGTTCAAGTAGATCAGGGTCACGACTGGACTCTGGAAAATGTTTATGAGGTGAGTGATGAGATCGGATGAGTCATTACGAAAAAATTTTAGGGGGCAGCACAACAGCCCCAAGGATCGAGGTTCGGCGGACAGGTATTATGGTCGGCAGTACAATCCGCACTACTGGTGTATCGATGAGAACAATATAATGGGTCGTGTACAGCAGGGTGAGATGACTGAGCAGCAGGTCGCAGAGTATCGATATGGATTTGAAACAGAACAAGACAGAGATGAGGGAGTTTATTAAATGATAATTCTTGAATTAACTCGTGTGTGTAAGAATTCGGGGCGCGAAGAGGAAAAGATTTTCCTGACTGGTAATACGTTCGCCGTGACAAAAGAGCATCGCAGATGGGGCAAATTTGAACGCGACATATGTGTCGTGAATAATGGAACTAGTAACAATGGTGGTTACTGGGTGTCCGACTCGTATGAACGAATTTGCGAAAGTATTAAATATCAAGATTTGCACAGCACTTGAGAGGAGCAAGGAATGAGTAACAGAGTACCGACGTTCGAGGAGATAAGGGAAGCGTTGAAGCTGCCCTTGGAAATAACTGTCCGGCATGACGCTATGGGCAGGGTCATCAAGAAGAATAATTATTCTGATGTGAAGAAAGTGAAGAAGACAAACCCGAAGGGAGCAAAGTAATGTCTAATGGTAAGAGAGTGACTAGGGATATGCGTATCAAGTTTTTGGATATGCATAATAAGTTGAAGAACATGTGCAACATGATCGAAGAGACTTCAGACTGTAATTTGTCTGACGTTAGGAATCTGCGTGAAGCTGTTTGCACGTTGCATAACGAGTTCGGTTTCGCCCCGCCTACAAAGCAGGGTTATTATTGGGCTGACTATGTGTTGAAAGAGGACGTTAAGGAAGAGTCTGCGGACGAGGAGGTTGAAGAGCATGGGTAGAATGAAGCAGATGGCTCTGGAACTTGAAGAGCAATTCATGGAAAAAATGCTTGAGGTCGCAGACCGGAGTGAAACTTATTTTAGTTTCACTTCAGAGATGGAAGGTCACATGGACATGGTCAGCCACTTAAATCTATCTGACGTACATGACATGATGGCAGAGACATGGGGCGAAGTCCAAGAGACCGCAGGTAAAGAAGCCTACGGGAGTGTGGAGGTCTACGATGGTGATTGAGGCTGGCGATGGCAGTTGGCAAAAGCGGTTGGACGCAGGGCAGTGTCCGAAGTGCCGCCATAAACTGGAGTCTTACACTGTGTTAAGCGGTGTAAGGCAGGGCACACAACTATTGAAGTGTCCTTTATGTAAGCTAGAAATAATCCAAAAAGATCCGAAGGAGGTCACAATGTTGGAAACCAAACTGATGCCAAGCGAAGAAGATTTTTGCGCTACACCGGAAAAGATGTATTGGTCTGATGCGGTGAGTATAATAGAAGATGTGATCGAAGGCTGGTTGAACGATCCAGAGCCAGTGGATAAGGACACTGAAGCAGAGGTGCGAGAAGCATGGAAAAGAATTTTGCAGGGATGAACCGAATTATTCGTATCCTCGATGAGGAACTTACAGAACAAATGTCTGCGGGTTTATATCGTGAAGCGGAGAAAACCAGAAAGCGGCTGGAGACTTACATTGACATGCGGAACACGGCTCATATTATAAATGATGCACTTGATGAAAAGGATCACTCCGATGACTGACGAGAATGATAACGATAATGTGGTTTATCTAAACCAGAGGATAAAACTGTCCGCAGACCCAGTACCTACAGTGTGCGAGTTCGCAGGCAAGATACTCGCGGATGCTATAATTGTGGGTCAAAGCAAGGACGGTACGATAAAGATGATGACCACAGTCGAGGATGTCGCAGACATTGTGTGGTATCTCGAGACTGCAAAGTACTCACTATTGTCAGGCGGTATTGACGAGTCAGACGAACAGCAGTAATTGAAAGGGGCAAGAGGATGGCTTTTAATTTAAAACTGCAAAACCACATATTCACTTGTGATGTGGACAAGGACTTCGACACAATGAACTGGAGTCCAATAGACTTTGGCGTTCAAGAAGAACCGTACAGAGGATGGTACAAATTAAATACGAACGAAGAGTCTTACCCTGCAAAGCGAGGGGAAAGTTTGAACGGGAAGATAGTCAGGGCTGAAGTGGAGAGAAGCCCTGCAATAGGTAAAATTCAAAGGGGCAGACCGCTCAAGGGGCAAAAGAAAACAAATGGAATTCAAGTACAAAACCAAACCGTATGAGCACCAGCGCATTGCGCTCGAGCGTTCATACAACAAAGTTAACTACGGCTATTTTATGGAGATGGGTTGTGGAAAGTCTAAAGTTCTCATCGACAACATGGCGTGGCTATATGAACAAAAGAAGATTGACACAGCCGTCATCGTTGCACCCAAAGGTGTGTACCGTAACTGGCAGATATCTGAAATACCTGCTCATCTACGAGAGGACATTGAACACGAGGTATATGTTTGGAATCCGAACCCAAACAAGAATCAAAAGAAGCACCTCGAGGAAGGTGTTACGGAGCGTAAAAAGCTCCGCATTCTCCTCATCAATGTCGAAGGTTTTGCAACAACCAAGGTACGAAAATACATGGAGATGTTCGTTCGCGGATCGTCGTTTCTACTTGCGGTTGATGAGTCAACGACTATTAAAAACCCGAAAGCCAAGAGGACTAAAGCTCTGGTTGCAATTGGTAAGAGTGCATCGTTTCGCCGTATACTCACTGGATCGCCCGTTACAAAATCACCGATGGATTTATACTCGCAATGCGGATTTATGGATACCGAACTCTTGGGGCATGACTCTTACTACTCGTTTCAAGGAAGATACGCCATCGTCAGAACTCAACGGATGGGCAGCCACAGCTTTCAGCAAATCGTGGGATACAGAAATCTTGACGAACTTTCTACCAAACTGGATAGTTTCTCGTATCGCGTAACGAAAGAAGAAGCACTCGATCTTCCGGCGAAGGTGTATACCATACGCCATGTCAGCCTGACGGACGAACAGATCAAGCACTACATGTCACTGAAGAACGCAGCTATTGCTTTGCTAGAGGATGGTGAGATGGTAACTGCACCGTCAGTTATGACGCAACTGCTCCGGCTACAACAGGTGTTGTGCGGTCATGTAATGAGTGATGATAAGGAACTGGTGGAATTCAAAACCAATCGCATCACTGCACTGATGGAGACCATCGAGGAGATGTCTGGCAAGGTGATCATATGGTCGAGGTTCAGGTACGATATAAGAAACATCGAAGCTGCACTGTCCAAGGTTCACGGTTCGAGCTCCACTGTCAGTTATTTTGGGGACACCTCTGATGAGGACAGGCAGAAAGCGATTCAGGATTTCCAGTTTGGAGATGCGAGATTTTTTGTGGCTAACCCTCAGACCGCAGGCTATGGCCTGACGCTGACCGCAGCGACTAACGTGATCTACTATGCAAACGACTTCAACCTCGAGACCCGGGTACAGTCAGAGGACCGATGTCATCGTATCGGGCAGAACCACAGCGTTACCTATGTAGACTTTGTATCGAAGGGTACAGTGGATGAGCACATAGTTAAATCTCTTCGGGCTAAGATTGATCTGTCAGCAAAGACGCTGGGCGAAGAAGCGCGGCAGTGGCTCGAGTTATCACCGAAGAGGGGTGGGTGATGGCTAACCGCAGGAAGAAAGTGGGTGATGGCCCTGATACAAACATAGCTATTGGAAAAAGATCAGAGTTGATTGCTGCTAGTTATTTCATATCGAAGGGCTGTCACGTTTACTATCAGGTAATGGAGCAAGGCCCTGTTGA